GCCAAAAGCCTCTTCTGCGAAGTTATTTATTTCTTGAGTTCTCATGTCATCTATAATAGACTGCATGTACTCTGTTCTTTTTTGAACGCCAAACGGATCTTGCGAGTAAGCTTTTATATCGTAAGTTCTTTCAGCTATACCATTAACAACTATATCTACAAACTTAGATATAATAGGTACCGGCTTCCAGTCAAGGTTTAAGTAGCTTAAGTCACCATTGATAGATAGTTCGTCTTTATATTTCTGTATAGACTGCTCGCCTCTAGCATACAACCTTAACCTGTGAAAGTTGTTTTGATTGTTTAAGTATCTGTTGTTATAGCCATCAGAAAACCACTCGCTCTCTATAGCTTTAGCAACCTTCATACCATAGTCGTAACTAACTTTCTCGATGTCACTAACTACTTGACTAGGAAAATAACTTTTTATAACTGAATCAGCCATATTTAATTTTTAATAATTTTTGACGCAAAACCGTCGTTAGTATATCTTGCCATACTTATATTCACTTTGTTCGCTTGTCTATCTTGTCTTGGTTTATATAAGTGCCTGTTACAAGCCATTATAGCTAAACCAGAACTTATAGAGGCATCATGCTTAGTTCTTTTGTTTATGTCGAACTTAGCCCAGTCGTTCAGCGTTTCATTAAAGTACATCGTGCCGTAGTCGCCCTCTTGACTTATGCCAACGTGATCGTTGATATACATTTCAATTGCAGCAGCATGAGCTTGCTTTATATCCTCGCTAGAGTTTGGCATACCACCTATTTCTTTTTCAGTAGTAGATAGTTTGTTCCAAACTTTATCTGGTCTATTCATACTAAATCCTCTATACCCTCTTCTTTTAAAATAGTACAGCAACCTTGGTTTATTATTCTCTGCTAATATTGGCATACCGTAAAATATGCAAGCCATCAGTATATCTTCAAAAAATATCTCTGCGGTTTGTGGTCTAGCAATATATTCTAGGAAAAAAGTATTCGCTGGAGCTGATTCCATAGAAAATTTAGTCAGTCCATGAAGAGATCCGTTGGATCCTCTACCATCAACAGTACCGCTAATATCATAACTATCGCAACCAAAAGCGCCCACGTGTTCATTTCCAGGATATTTTATTCCATTTTTAAGTATCACTCTATTTTGCAGATTTCTATCTGGAACCCAGCTTACTTTAAACCTACCACTTGGATCAGGGTTAAAAATCACTTGAGTGTCTTTAACACCGTTAACCCATTGAAAGCTTCCAGTTGTAACAGCGGCAGAGCTTTTAGTTCCTTCGTTATAGTCTATCTGCTCGTATATTTTAGTCAAGTTAAACAGACTATTTTTAGTTTCATCTCTAAACGCGTGCTCTGTAGTTCTTGGGAACTGACGATAAAATTCGTTCAAAGCATCTTGGTCGTCTTTTAATCCGTCTACTTCGTTTTCCCAGTGGTCGATTACACCTACATCTATTAGTTCACTGTCTGGTCCATAAACATCTCGTCCTGGAGTAGTGAAGACAGGTCGTCCATATTCATCAATAAATCCTTCAAAGTTCCATTCCATTGGAATAAACAAAGCATATAAACCAGATTTTGTTTGACCATTTCTATTTCTTTTTGTGACATCGCTGTCGTTGTATAGTTTTTTAAAGTTTTCACCACCCTTATCAAGAGCATTACTTGTTGACCCCATCATACACTTACCGATAATTCTGCTACCTAGTCTAAGACAAGTTTTTGTAACTCGCCAGTTGTTAAGTATATTGTCAGGCTTATCCCATTTACCACTCTCATCATGTACTAGTAAAGCTAATTTCTCACCATCATAACTATTGTCTCCAGTGTTCTTCCAATCGATAGTAGTATCTAGACCTTCTAGCTCTTCTAGCTTTTCATTTGACGTTATTTTACGCCTTGTTAGTTTGCTAGCCGGGACACGGTAAGCGAGCTCAGTCTTTGGCCTATCCATACCATCTTGAATAGGTTTAAAAAAGAAAGGGTAGTTAATAGATATAGGTACAACTTTGTCAGTAAACATTTTCTTAGCATCAGAACCAGACTTAGATAGTATACCAAACCTAGCATCACTAGATATTGTAGCTTGATTTACAGTCTCAGCAGATGACATAAAAGAAAAACCAGAACGTCTGTTTTTAAGGTAACACATACCGTAGCTTCTAACGTCAGCTTTACAAGCCTCCCAGAATATAAAAAATAATCTATTTGCTTCACGAAAGTCAGGTTTACCTACATCTATTTTTGTCCACTGCAAGTACATGTAATGAGTACCAACTATGTACGTAGGTGTCCCGTCGTTCATGAACCAAAAACCATCTTCACGACGTTTAAATTCTTCATCTATATAATCGTACCATTTATCCTTTTGCTCTTCAGGATAGTTTTTCCAGTCAAAAATACTCTTAAGCTTGCTTAACTCTTTTGGTTGTTCAAATGGAACCCATTTATTTTTATTATGCTTGTATACGTTTTTAGGTGCCGGTGGTAAAGCTATCTTCAAGCCCTGTATGTCGTATATTTCACCGATTTGACCAGTCTTAGATATTACTACAATATCGTTTTCCTTATTATAACCATACTCCCATTTCTTAGACTTGTTAAGTCTTTTAATAGTGTTGATCTTAATAGGTTCAACGATTTTATATAATTTCTGTTCGTAACTCATTTAGATCTTCCTTCAGCAAATCCTTTAAATACGCGTTCTTCTTTCTTCTCAGATTCCTTTCCATTGAGTATCGCCTCTTCCTCTTGTATTCTGTTAAGTATTTCGAATGCATCGAATATAGCGAGTTTCTTCGTCGCAGCGGCGTTTTTAAGTCTGTCAGCAGTAATATCATCGCCACTATCAACGATAGCCTCTTTAGCCACTTTGATGAGCTCTTCAACGGCTTTATGCCCAGCTTGGATTATACTCTTCTTCGTCTCCTTGATATTCATATATTATTGCTATGTCGTTAGATAATATTCTATATAGTCTTTGGTTGTCAATTACAAACTCATACTCATTCCAAGGCGTGTAACCAACTAGATCACCAACCTCTACAGAGCCATCTGTATACTTAACCACACCTATTAAAGGCTTTTCTTTAGCTTCGCTAAACATATCAGTAGATTTTATTGGTTTTACAAAGCAGTAGCCTTTCAAACATCTCCACTTATTGTTTCTCTTGTAAGCAAAAACTTGGTCTTCTTTAACAAAGTATTTGTTATCTTCAAAATAGCTTTTAGAGTTTTTCTCTTCGCCTCTGATGTTATGCCACCTTCTAAATACGTTGTGGTGAACTATTACGGTGTCACCAACTTGTATTTCAGTATTGTGAGATGCAGGCGTAGCGATTACTACAGCTTCTCTATTCACATGTTGATGACTGAATATTTCTGTATTTGTAATTAAGCTTTTGCCGTCAACGTCTACAGAATTATTATAGCGATCACCTTTAGGTTCTATAATAAAATCGTTAAGTGCTCTCATTAATACTGTAGGTTGTATTCTACTGATATAGCCATATTTTTATTAAAATCTTTCCATGGTAATACGTCGTTACCTTTTTTAATATATATGCTGTATTTATCCTTTTCTTCTAATATATTACAAATAGTATGACCACCATACACTTCCTGATTAACAGAATAGTGCATAGCGTCAATTTTGTAATCTTTACCTATAGTTATTTTACGAATCAGCTTGCCCATTTTCCTTGTAGTTTATACTACCATCAGCAATGCTAATATCTGTGGTGCCGTAGTCTTTCTGTAACTCTTCTTGAAGTTTTGCTAGAAGATCTTGCAGCTCAAACACTTGATGAAGTAAGTTGTGTTTTCTTGTTTCTAAAACTCCAACTTCGTTTTGAGTGGAGCTTATCGCTTTAACTAATGACTGCATTTTCTGTAACTGCTCGTCACTAATTTTTTCTGGGTGGAGATTAGCCACCTTTGGCGTCTTTCTTTTTGCCATGATTTAATTTAATTTAATTAATAATACTTTACACTTTCATGTCCGCGTAGGACAATCCTAAGAAGCCGTGAACACCTTCGCTATCAATATCTACCTTGTAAGCATCCCAAGCGTCGTGATCGCCATCTAAATCACCATCTTCGTTGATAGTTAGATCTTTCCACAATACGTCTACGTGATACATCTCAGATAACACTGGAGCTTCGAGTTCATTACCTTCTTCATCATAATCACCTGGCGTGATTACAATATTACCTAATTCAACGATGCAATGCTTGTGAGTTGGGTATGTATTACCGTCATCATCTGTAGCAGCGCCTAATGCAGCTATTTTACTTTTAGCTGTAGATTCGTTTGTAAATTCGTATTTACCTATTTTATTCATTTTATTAATTGTTAACTTGTTAATGTTTTTAGTTCACTATCGCTTAATGCTTTTTTATATACTCTTATGGCTTTGCATTTACCGTAAAAATCAAAACTACCTTGACCAAAATCAAAATTTAATCTGTCAAAAGTATTTGCACTCGGTACGCTTCCACTTGTATCTACTGCTACTTCAGAGCCATTTATGTACATTTTGTGATTATTGTTTTGGTATAAAACTGCAACCTTATTAAATTGTGTTCTATCAGTAACCACATAATTCATGTTAGTTTGTGCAACATTACCAACTACAAGTTGTGCTTGTATAGTGTTAGATGTCGATGAAAAACCCATATATAAAGAATTTGCATTTGTACCATTGCTTAAAGAAAATATTGTAGTTGTTGTTGAATCATCTAATGCAGCTATCTCTGCATACAATACTCCTTCTTCACTATTAAAGTCTTGCGCTTCACCTGCACCCGTGCAAGTTTCTGCATCTCTAGTAACCGTTGAGCCATTAGTAGGTATGTAAGAAGTTGCGTAGGATAGTTGTTCCATTTGTGCTCCCCATACTTTATATTCCGTTGCAGTTCCACCATTATCATCAAGTGTAACTGATAGATTACCAGATGTTGAATTAAAAGTGCCAGTAACTGTATGTCTTTTCCAATCGCTTGTTAGCGTAATAATTTCTCCAATACCTTGATTTACATTGTTTGAAATTTGTAATCGCAAAGTACCATTTCCTTTTAAATAAACTGATGCAGAATATGTTTTACTCGCTGGGTCTTGTCCCGTTATAAGGTATAAATCATTTCCACCACTACCACTTAATCCTGAAATATTAGTGCCATTATTTTCTCCACTAGGACTTAATATATTTGTTGCGCTTACAGTTGTACCACCTGTTTTAGTCCACTCGCTAAAATCCTCACTATAAGTAACAAGATTAGTACTCTGTGGTTCAAGTAATAAATGACCATCAGTATTATCTGTAAAGTCTATACGAGGTGTATCTGTTTTTACTTCTTGTACTGATACGTTGTCTATTGTATAAACGGCAGTATTATCTGATAAAGTTGTAAAGTTTAAATTATCTTGATTTGCAACAGCAGTAGCATATAAAGTGTAACTACCTTCGCTAGTTATATTGGAGATTGTAGTATAACCATGAACACTATCTCCCATTGTTACTCTTGTACTTAAAGAACCACTTACAACATTTACGTCAAGCGTTATTTTATAAGTACTTCCTGATTGACTAAATACATTTTCTTGAATAGCAAGTACATTAATAGTTCCATCAGACTTTAATTTTCCATCTTCTATACTCCAACCTGTTCCTAAATTCCAATAGTCATTAGGGTCAACCTCTTTAACTGATACGTTATTTAAAGTTATATCTACATTTGAAGAACCTCTTAAAAAAGTTATGTTCCCATTACCTGTAGGTGTTATATATCTTGTATTTACACCTGCTGTGTTAAAAGTTTCTAATATGCCACTTGCATCTATTTTTATACTACCACTTTCCACACTTGCAATATCTACTACGAGCTTATATGTTTTTCCTGATTGATAAGTAAAACCTTGCGCAATTAATTGTG